TCGGTGCGCGATGTGCAGAGCATGTCCGCCACCATCAGCGGCTCGGGCGTTCTCGCGAAATCCGCGGTTCCGACCTGGGAGGCGGCCTTGGCCAGCAGCGACAGCATCGAATGCGAGGTCGAGCTGGAGTATCCCGACGGAGATTCCGACATCTACACCGGCAACTTCCACCTCGAAAGCTTCGAGATCACCGGCTCGAACGGTGAGCGGGTGCAGGTGTCCGTCACCATGCAGTCGGATGGCGAGATCGAATATGACCGCACCGTGGCGCCGGGTGTGTAATGACCCGTTCCGCTGAAACCATCCTCGATTGGGCGGACGGAACATATAAGTTCGCCCTCAAGATCGAACATCTCGCCGAGCTGCAAGAGAAATGCGATGCGGGCCCCTGGTATATCCAATGGGCGCTGGAGGCCGCGCTGCTGGCCCGGGCGGCCGGGTTCGCTCCGCCCAAGGACGCCAATGCCAGCTATGTCATCGAGCCGATCCGGCTGGGCCTCATCGGCGGGGGCATGCCAGCGGTGGAGGCCATGAAAAAGGTCCGGGCCTATGTCGGGCCGGGCCAGCTGAACGAAAACATCCAGACGGCCTATGCGGTCCTTGGCGTGGCGCTGGCCGGCGCGCCGGATGATGAGCCAAAAAAGCCCGGGGCGGGAAGGAAGAAGACCGCGAACCGCTCCCGCGGGGCAAGATCAGGTTCGCGGACGTCTTCGGAAACGGGCTCGCCGCCGGCATGAGCCCCTCCGAGGTGAAGCGATGCAGCTGGTGGGAGTTCAGCGCCGCCGTTGCAGGCTGGATCGCCGCCAACACCTCGGAGGAGCATCAGCCCATGTCGCAGCAGGACGAGGATGATCTTTGGCAAGGGATCATGGAGAGGATGGGTTAACGAAGAAGCCCCATCCCTTTCAGCTCCTTGCGTAGATCCTCGGATCGCATTTGCTGCTCAATCATCCGCGCTTTGTAGCCGACGTATATCTCTCGGGCGAAATGGTCTGCGACATATAGAATAACGCAGATCGCGGCGACGGCATTCAATATCTTCATGGTGTTCAGAGGTCCTTAATGGCAACCGATCTCGAAAAGCTGGTTGTCCAGCTCTCTGCTGACATCAAGGGCTATGAGCGCGAAATGCGCAAGGCCGTTGGCGTGACGAACCGGCAAGCGCGCGACATCGAGAAGCGTTTCCTGGCGATGCAGCGCAATCTGGACGGCATCGGCTCGCGGGCTGCCAAGTCGCTGATTGCGCCCTTTACTGGCATCGCGGCCGCCCTGGGCGGCCGGGAACTGATCCGCATGACCGGGCAGTGGACTGATCTGACCAGCCGCGTGAACTTGGCGGCCGGCAGCATGGAAAAAGGGAATGAGGTCATGCAGCGGGTCAGCGAGATGGCCCGCCGCACCTATTCCGACCTCAGCCAGACCGCCGAGGGATACCTGGCTTTCTCGACCACGCTGACCGAACTCGGCGTTTCGACAGATCGCCAGCTGGATTTCGTGGAAAGCCTGAACAACGCCCTGGTCGTGTCCGGCGCCAAGGGCCAGACCGCCGAGCGTGTCATGAGTGCCCTGTCGAAGGCCATGGCATTGGGCTCTCTGCAGGGCGACAACCTCAATACGGTGATCGAGTCCGGCGGTCGGGTGTCGCAAGCCCTGGCCGATTCCATGGGTGTGACGACCATGGAGCTGCGCAAGCTGGGCCAGGAAGGGAAGATCGGCAGAAAGGAGATCCTCGGCATCTCGAAGGAGATGGAGAAGCTGCGAGCGGAGGCTGCGGAAATGCCCGCGACCATTCAGGACGGCTTCATGCTCCTGAACAATGCGCTGCTGGAATATGTCGGCCGTGCGGATGACGCGGTCGGCATGTCCGGGCGGATCGGCGAGGCGTTGACGATCATCGCCGACAATTTCGACACCGTGGCCGATGCCGGCCTGAAACTGGCCGCCGTGCTGGCGGCAGGTATGCTTGGCAGGTCGATCAGCGGCATGATCGCCAATCTCGGCGCCGCCACCGGGGTGCTGGTCAAGTTCGGCGCAGCGCTGCGCGCTGCCACCTCCATGGCCGGTGTCGGAGCCGCAATCGGGGGGTTGAGCGCGGCGGCGGGGCCGCTGGGCATGGCCATCGGCGGACTGCTTGCCGGCGGAGTTTTCCTTTATTCCGACGCGGCAGCAAGGGCGGAAGAGCGCAGCCGGGCGCTGCGCGAAGAGCTGCGGGACATGGGTCTTTATTCGCCTGATGCCGCCAGCGCGCTTAAGGAAGTTGCCGAGGCTGCTGACGGTATTGGAACCGAAGATCAACTGGAACGCATTGAGCGCCTGAAAAGAGGTCTTAATAACCTTCGGGGTGAATATTCGTTCAGTTCTCAAGTGTTTGGCGATTTCAGTGACATTGGGAGAATAATTGGAGATATTAATAAGCAGGAACGCTGGTTCATGTTCTCTGCATTGTCCCGCGAAAGCCTTTCAGCGCTACAAACAGCTAGAGAACTCGCAACAGAATATCAGAAAACTAATATCTCCGCTGCGCAATTGCTGGATGGTCTGTCGGATATATCGCGGAAAAAGCTAGACGAGCCAGCGCAGGACTTGCTTCGAGAGCTGGACAATGTTGCGCGTGCGGCCATTGCGACCGAGGCAGCCCTAACAATGATGGGCGCGTCTCCCAGCATTGAGGCGGCTAATGAGCAACTAATCCGGTTGCGAGAGCATCTTGATCGGATGGCTGATACAGGCCAACTCGACGCAGATATTGTGGCGTCGATGGATCGCATTATCCAGAAGTTCGTAGACGGCGAGGAATCTGCCGAGGATGCCCGCGCGGCCATTGCTGCGTTGGGTGCCGAAAACCCAAGCTTCAAAGGCGCGATAGCCGCAATCGATGCGGTGATCGGCCGGCTCGGGGCGCTTCGCGCTGAGGCTGTCGCGGCCACCGTCGCGTTGCGCGTCGTTACCGGCGGCGGCGCTGCATCCGATGGCGATACCTCGCTTGAGAAAGAGGGCGCAGCCACCCAAGCATTTCTGGACGAGCAGCGTCGGCGCAATGCTCTAAGCCGGGAACAGCAGGATATCGAGAAGCGCACGGCGCAAATCATGAAAGATGCCGCCTCCTCCCAAGCGGTCATCACCGAGGAACAGGCGAGGCAGCTTGCCATCGAACAGGCCGCTGCAGACGCGCGCCGCGCGGCCGAGGGCAAGGCCGAGAGGGCATCTGGCGGCGGCGGGCGAACGAAGGCAGGCGGTGGCCGCTCGAAAGGCGGCAAAACCGTCACCGATATTTTCGAGGACGCCGGGGCGGAAATCGAGAACCTGGAACGCCAGCTCGTCCTGGTCGGGAAGTCCGTCGAGGAAACCGCCCGTCTGCGTTCCGAGTGGGCCATGCTCGACGCCGCCAAGAAGGCCGGCATCCTGATTGACGAAAAGACCAGCAAGAACATCGCCGAACAGGCCGTGCATATCGGCCATCTGGCCGATCAGCTTTCGAGAGCAGAGATCGCGCAGCAGCAGTTCGAGCAGGCTATCGACGGCATCGCCGACGCCTTCGCAGGCGCGCTGGTGGCCGGGGAAAGCCTTCGCGACGGTCTGGCGCAGGTTTTCAAGCAGATCGCGGCCGACATCCTCCGCTCCGGCATCCGGGCCGCATTGGTCGACCAGTTCAGCGCGACCGGCGGCGGTGGCGGCGGCGTCCTCAGCAATGTGCTGGGCAAGATCTTCGGCGGCTTTCGCGCGGCCGGCGGCCCCGTCCAGGCCGGCAAGGCCTATGTGGTCGGCGAGAAGGGCCCAGAGCCTTTCGTTCCAGCGGTCAACGGGCGCATCCTCAGCGTGGCGCAGGCGCAGGCCGCATTGCGCGGCGGGCAGGGATCTTCCGGCGGCAACACCACCGTCAGCCTGTCCATCGATCTGCGCGGCACCACTGGCGACCGCGAGCTTGACGCGAAGATCGCCCGCGCCGGCCGCCAGATCCTGGCGCAGGTGCCGGCCGTCCTGTCCGATCATCAACGGCGGAGGGCCTGATGCAGGCGACGTTCCCCCATCGCCTGCTCTGGCAGGCCGTGCAGTTCTGGCCGGTCGGCATGAGCCTTGAACCGCAGGAAAGCATCAGCGGGACCGAGACCATCGTGCCGACGATGCGGGGCCGGTGGATGGCGACCTGTTCGTTCGCGATCCGGCGCGAGGCGGCGCAGCTGCAATGGCAGGCGTTCCTGGCCCAGATGGAAGGCATGGTCGGCACGACGCTCGTGCCGGCGCGCTATCGGTGGCGGCCGCGTGACCGGGACGGTCATCACCTGGCGTTCTGCGATGTCGCTAACCTGCGCGGCGCACAGACGTGGGATCATTTCGGCTTCGCCAGCACGGATATTGATCGCGTCGTCGTCGCGGCCGCTGCGCCGCTGCGTGCGACCGAGATCGATGTGACATTGAACGATACCACCGGCCTCCGGCCCGGGCAGTTCTTCAGCATCGGCGAAAGGCTGCACCGCGTGCAGGCATGTTGGCAGCCCGCCCCGGGCGCCCATCGCCTGATGTTCCAGCCGCCGCTTCGGGTCGCGGTTGCGGCCGGCACGCGGGTCGAGATCGAGAAGCCGGTCTGCAAGATGCGGTTCACGACCGAAAGCGAAGGGGTGTTCGACCAGTCCCTGGACGTGCTCCCCGTCGTTCAGGTCAACTTCCAAGAGGCGATCTGATGGGCGCGCGCGAAGACCTGTTGGCGATCCCGGACGAGGTGTTGCGCTCGGGCCGGATCGGACAGGCGGTCCTGGTCCATATGGACTTCCTCGATGCGCCGAAACGCTGGTGGACCGGCTTCGGCGATCTTTCCGTCAATGGACAGACCTGGCAGGGGCTGGGGGACCTGATCAATGTCAGCCCGATCAGCTCCACATATCAGGTATCTGCCGAGCAGGTGACCTTCGAGGTCGCGGCGACGCCCGAGATGCTGGGTCTGGCCCTCGCGGCGAAGAGCCGGGTGCGCGACCGGCCCGTGACCGTCTACCTGCAGCTTTTTGCCAATGTCACCATGGCGGCCTTCACCCCGGGCGGCGGCGAGATCGCGTCAGGCGATCCCGTCGGCTCACCCATGGCGCTCTACAGCGGCACCATGCAGCGCATGCCTTGGGCAGCGAGCGGGCCGACCCAGCGGACGATCCGCGTGGAATGCGAAGGGCTGTTCTTCCGGCGCAATGCCGCGCCGCGCGGCCGCTGGACCGATTCCGACCAGAAGGCGCGCTATCCCGGCGACCGCGGCCTGGAGCGGTTGCCGCTTTATGCCAACGGATACGAGACGAAATGGCGCGGGTGAGGCGGGCTGCCGCAGCCGACGTGCTGCGCATCGTGGACATGATCGAGGATCTGCGCTCGGCCGTTCAGGGCCCCGTCCTCGTTGACCGGGCATGGACGGCGCGAACGGTCGCCGGGTTGCTGGCCGATCAGCGCGGAGTGGTTTTCGTCACGGATGGCGGTTTCATCGCCGGCTCGCTGCGGCCGACGATCATCAATCCGGAGCCGATTGCGGTTGAGCACGGCTGGTTCTCGCGGGACCGCTCGGGGCTGGCCCTGTTGAGGGCTTTCGAAGGCTGGGCGCGGGCGCACGGCGCCAGGCTCATCCAGCTGTCCACCGGCGCGGACGGGCTGGACCTGTCGCGCTTCGGCTACCGCCTGACCGAAAGGGCTTGGGTCAAATAATGGCAATCTTCTCGGCTATCATTGCCATGCTGCCCGCAGGGGCAGCGTGGGGCTCCGTCACGGTTTTCGGCCTCTCTCCGGCCGTGTCGGCGGCGATCATCGCCGCCGGGAAGGGTGCGCTCTGGGCCGTGGCCGGATCGGCGCTGACCCAGCCGAAGATGCCGCGCCAGCAGGTGCAGGCGACGCTGAGCCAGACCGATGCGCCGCGCATCCGGGCCTATGGCCGCAATCTGCTGGGCGGCCAGCGCGCGCTTTTCGAGGCCGACGACGGCCGCCTGCATCAGGTGATCGTCATGCATCACGGCCAGGTTGACGGCCTGATCCGGTTCTGGGTCGATGGCGAGCCGGTCGAACTCGACGGCCAGAACCGGCGCGACCAATACACCTGGCTGCGCTTCAGGGATGGGGCCGGCGCCGGCGGCGATTACAGCAGCGAGCCGGCGCCGAACCTGTCGGGCTTTTCGGCCCTCTGGACGTCGGATCATCGCCTGCAAGGACAGGCGACCTTCTACGTCATCCTCGGCGACCCGCCGGACGAGGATTTCCAGAAGATCTATCCGAAGGGGGCCTATACCGCGGTGCAGGCCGAGGTGCGCGCCTCGCGCGTCCGGAACATGGCCGGGAACATGGTCTATTCCGAAAATGCCGGGCTGTGCATCCGCGATCTCCTGACGCATCCCGATGGCTGGAACATCCCCGCGGCTCGGCTCGACACGGCATCCTGGCAGACATTCGCGGACCTTTGCGCCGAAGCTGTACCCCTGGCGGCCGGCGGGACGGAGCCGCGTTACCGGCTATGCGGGTTCTACAGCCTGGACGATGCGCTCAAGGATGTGACGGCGCGGATGCTGGCGACCTGCGACGGCCAAATCTACGAAACGGCTGAGGGGCAGATCGGCATTCTTGGCGGGGCATGGTCGGAGCCGGACGTGACGATCACGTCTGACGACATCCTGTCCATCGAGATGCAGGACGGTTTCGACCCGTTCACCGATTACAACATCCTCAAGGGATCCTTCGTCAGCCCCGCCCATGCCTATCAGCCGACCGAGGTGGGCGAGCTTCGGGACGAGGCCGCGCTTGCGACGCAGGAGGAGCGCATCGAGCCTTTCGACAATGACATGTGCCCCGCCAGCGGACAGCTGCAGCGGCTCATGAAGATCAAGTTCGCAAAGGACCGCAGGGCGCAGATCGGCACCATCCGCACCAACCTGGTGGGCATGAAGGCCCGGTTCCCCAAGGGCGACGGCATCCACACAATCCGCGTCGCGGCGCCGGAATACGGCCTCGATGGCGTGTTCGAGGTGACCAGCCACAGCTTCGACATCCCGACCGCGACCTGCGAAATCGGGGTGGCGAGCATCGAGAACCCCTATGGCTGGAACCCCGCGAC